ATTGCAGATTGTTTTGCAGATGAAACTTATATTGCTGTAAAAGGCAAAGGTAATTTTAGATACGGCATATACAAAGACTATAAGTCGTCTCGTAAAGATCAAGAGTTACCTAAAGAACTTAAAGAGCGACTCAACGATTCATACAACTACTTACTAGATAAGTGGGGAGCTGTAAAGTCAGATGGTATGGAAGCAGATGATGTGGTTTCCATATGGGCTTACGAAGCTAGAGCAGCTAATGAAGACTTTGTTATCGGGCATATTGATAAAGACATAAATCAAATACCCGGTAACCATTACAACTACAATAAGAAGGAAGTGTACTTCATTGATGATGAGCAAGCTGATATGAACTTCTGCGTACAGCTTCTTATTGGTGATTCAGGTGATGACATCCCTAAGATTAAGAAAGGTTATGGTATTAAGACAGCTGAAAAAGCGCTGGCTGGTACTACATACGACGATCGTATGGATGTAGTTATAGATCAATGGAAACGACTATATGGTAGAGGCTGGGAAAAGCAACTGCACATGATAGGTAACCTAATCTATATGAAACGAACTTGGGATTTAGAGGAGTGGAATTATGCAGATCGTTATACCAGGAAAGCCAATGAGCGCAAACAGAATGGAAGGGATACGAGCGATACGAACGAAGGACGGAAGGAACTTCACGCAGACGTACCCAACGAAACAGTACAAGGAGTTTCTTGAACGTTTCATAGAGGCTACAAATAACTTGAGTTGGCAGTTTGAAAAGACTGCCGACATCAAGATAACTTTCAATGCATTTTTCGGTAACCGCGCATCTGATCTTGATAATATACTTAAGCCTACATTAGATGCGCTTCAAAAAGTATTTGATTGGAACGATAAATATTGTTATGAGATCGCCGCATACAAACACCTTGTAAAGAGAGGCGAAGAAAGATTGGAGATACATGTTGAAGAACTTAAAAGATAATGCACGATACCCTTGCCCTGACTGCGGCAGCTCAGATGGTATGATGTATGATCCCTCAGATAACCACACATATTGCTTTGCTTGCGGTACATACCGTAATGAAGCTCCAGATGAAATAGAAAGTGAAAAAGTGTATACAAAAATGACAGCCCCAAACATACCTGAACCTAGCCTATCGGTAGTAAGCCAGGTAGTATATGATGATACGACTCGTGCGCCTGCAGATATAATAAAAATCAGAGAGTATCCTAGTCTAGGTATGACTACTAGAAATATATCTGGTAACACTACATCTTACTTCGGTGTTAAGACTCACACATACGAAGGTAAGCCAGCTCATTTCTATCCTTATGGTGATGACTGCTACAAAGTAAGAATACTACCTAAAGACTTTAGAGTTATAGGTAAACCTAAGAAACTGTTTGGCCAAGATAAGTTTAACAGTGGTAAGATCCTTGTAATTACTGAAGGCGAGATCGATGCGCTGTCAGTATCTCAAGCCATGATGGATAAGAAGAATACTTACTACCCTGTAGTATCTATACCTTCCGCTAACCAAATGAGCTTACTACTTGAGAATAGGTCTTGGGTAAGACGGTTCAATGAAGTAATACTATGGTTTGATAATGACGAAGCAGGTAGGAAAGCTGTAAAAGAAGCAGCAAAGATTATTGGCTTTGATAAAGTTAAAACCATTGAGACAGAAAACAAAGATGCTTCTGATTTGTTTACTAACAAAGGCGCTACAGCTGTTATCAATGCTATATGGGGTGCACAAAAGTACAACCCAGCTGGTATACTAACAGGCGAAAAGATCTGGCAAAAGTTTATGGAACGCCAAGAGACTGAGTCAATACCTTATCCTGAATGCCTCGGAGATCTTAATGAAAAGATTAATGGTATGAGGCATGGCGAGATTACTTTGTTTACTAGTGGTACAGGCTCAGGCAAGTCTACTGTAATCAAAGAAGTTATATGGCATTTGCTTTCTACAACTAAAGAGAAAGTTGGCTTAATATCTTTGGAAGAAAGCATTGGTGATACAGCTGAGAAACTTATTGGTATGAGTATCAGTAAAAGGATTGGTGGTGAGTTACCAGTAACCCATCACGAAATGCGTCAAGGCTTTGATAGAGTATTTAAAGATGAAAGACTTGTACTGCTAGATCACCAAGGCTCTGTTGAAGATAGCTCTTTGATAGATAAGATAGAGTACATGGCTCTTATGGGATGCAAGTATTTATTCTTAGATCACATTACTATTGCTGTATCAGAAGGTAATGATGGTCTTACAGGCAATGCAGCAGTCGATAAGGTTATGTCTGACTTACTTAAGATAGTAAAGAAGCATAACGTATGGCTAGGTATTGTAAGCCACCTACGTAAAGCTACTGATGGTAAAGCTTTCGAGGAAGGCAGGATGGCTTCTATTGATGACATCAAAGGCAGTGGTAGTATCAAACAAATATCATTTGATATTATAGCTTTTAATAGAAACTTAGTTGCTGAAAACGCAGATGAACGTAACAAAATCGGGTTTGCTGTATTGAAGTCTAGGTTTACGGGTCTTACAGGTCCTGCAGGCTGGAGTGTATACGATATAAAAACTGGTAGACTAGAGAAAGGAGAGTCAGGCTTTGCAATTATCTAAGAACGATAAAATGTACCTTGATATAGCTCAAATAATATCTGAAAGATCTAGAGATAGGCTATACAAGGTTGGCGCGCTAATAGCTAGGGGTGATAACATCCTTAGCTATGGCTGGAATGGTACACCTCATGGTATGGATAACGATACACGTAACCACGATGGTACTACTAAATGGGAAGTTATACACGCAGAAACAAATGCTATTGCTAAGTTGGCTGCGTCTACATCTTCATCTGAAGGAGCTACATTGTACGTAACAGTGGCTCCTTGCTCTGACTGTACCTTACTTGTTATGCAAGCAGGTATTAAAAGAGTAGTATACAAATGGCCTTACCTAAAAGAGGTAGATGGTGTACGTGTAACTCAGAACTATGCTTTGGATTTATTACAAGATAATGGAGTAGAAGTTGCGCAATATAGAGATTAGGGAAAACACTAATGAAGTTGTAAGGTACCCTGATGATATGTACTGTGTTTACTTTCATCAAGATCCTGATAGTAATACAGTAGCGTATGTAGGTAAAGGTACATTACACAGAGCCTATCAAATAACTAACCGTAGTTATGACCATCATGTGTGGTTACTAGATAAACTAGGTACTCATAGGATTCAAGATATTGTAGTGATTAAAGGCGGTCAAATGACTGACAAAGAAGCTACAATTGTAGAATCCCATGAAATTAAATGTTGCTTAAGGCGTGGGTCTGACTTGTTTAACGTAACACATAACCCATTCCGCAAAACTAGGAGAGAAAATGCAGAATGTAATAGAGTATTTAGAGCAGAAAATTATGAATACACCTCAGAGGTGGGCAGTAAGGCTGGTGAACGAGCACAAACTAGAACCTAAGAAAGCTGTGTATGATGCACTAACTATATTGCAGTACCATTTTAGAAAGACTTCAACATCTGAATCAGCAACATGTAAACTTACCGCAGCCTCAGTAGCTATAGGTAAGAACGTGTTGCTTCAGAAAGGAGTTGAGTTAGGATTTAGAGCCGATGTAACAATCGGCGACCTAATTCTTGAGGCCTTCTATGAGTGTGGTTACATTAAGGTTGTAAGAGCACCAACAGAAGCTCAAATGAAATGGGAAGCAAACCCGGTTGGTAAGAAACCGTATAGCCGTGCACCATATATGATTGAAACCTCTGATAAATGGTTAAACATAGGATCATTACCTGACCAAGTAGTGAATGAGCTTATACAAAACACCTCAACTACTAAAATAAAACGCGTAAATAACTTGTTTCAAGATAACGGATTCCCAGTAATAAAGCACTGGGGGTTCGATAAAAGCGAAGACTTTAAGCTATTGCTTGATCAACCATTTATTGATGCCATAAATAAACTACAACGTACGGCTTGGACAATCGACTCCGACATATTAGAAGCTGTACTTAAAAACAAAAGTAAGTTTGTTACCGAAACTCTAAAAGTTGCTGATGAAACCGGTAAGAACTATAGATACTGTATTTTTGGTAACAACGAAGAGTTAGAAGGTAAGGACTTATACTGGAATGAGGTTGTGTTTAAACCTGAGTTAGGTAATAAGTCTCTTGAAAAGAAATACTATGGTGAACTACGACGACTAACTAATAAGCTACGTAATAAACCTAATAAAAAGCCGCTGATACGAGCTCAAGCTAAGTATGACGAAGCTGCTACACATTGGAACGCTAAGTTAGTATTGCTTAAAAACCGTAGTAAATTTGACGCGTATAATATGACTGTCCAAAAAGCAGAAGCATTGAAGGATAAAATATTCTTTCAGTATGTAGATGCAGATTATAGGGGGAGATTGTATTATCGTGAATCGTATTTAAACTACCAAGGTAAAGATATGGAGCGAGGTCTATTGAAGTTTGCTAATGCACAACCAATGACCGAAGAAGGTTTGTATTACTTTGCTGTGCATACAGCATGTTCATACAACCAGGCGTATTCAATCGATAATATACCGGAGTGGTGTGAAGCCGATTATAAATCAGCGTTAGAAAATGAAGGTCTTACAGATATTTCTGTAGATAAAATGACTATTGACGACCGAGTTAAGTGGGTTGTTAATAA